TAGCGAAATTTAAGCATAAAAATAAGCCTTTTAATGTCTTGCCTTGGACAATGTTATTTATAAACATAGGTTCTTTCGTACTTGGGCCTTAACCCTGCTGTCTTACTAAAATTTTCATACTCTTTTCTTTGCCTTCTTAGCTTTATCCTTGCACTGGTTGCATCATCTTCTAGTCCTGCGTTTTCATATGCAATAATCTGTCTTTTAGTCGTTCTAATCTGTCTTTCCATATATCTTTGCCTTTGACTTGCTTGGTAGGCATCATATGTCTTGCCTTTATAAGTAAATGGTTCAGGATAACTCACTTGAGGTAATGGCGATGATATGCCTTCAAAATAAGGGTACCAGTCGTGCCGGCAGTTTACACCTTTAAAGCCGTCCGGTTCTCCATACCCTATGTCCTCTAAACTTAAATATCCCCTCCTTCCACTTCTGCTAACAACTTGGCCTTGCCATACTGCGTGTGAAGGCCTTGCATCAAAATGCGCTGTTATTTGCATTAAATCCTGCCCCATTAAATCAGCATTAAATTCGCTTATATATCCTGTTATCTGTGATGTGCTTGTTAAAACAGTCATTCTTGCTACAGATTCTACGTGATACTTCCTACCACTTTCATAGTCTATAGTTCTAATTCCACTGTCTCCTAAAGCCTTTACTGCTTTTCTTAAAACTGTATTATAATCAAAGGCCCCGGTACCTAGTTCCCATACTGCATAATCTAATGTGTTTCTATAAAACTCAGATGCTTTCATAAATTGATTACCAGATACAAAGCCTGCAGTATTGGTTAAGTTTCTGAATGAACCGCTGGTCTGCCTTATTATTGCTTCTATAAAATCTATGATTCTAGGATTGTCATCAATTGGCGGTAAAATCTTGCCACCTTTTTTATATATGAGTCTCTCATTTTCATATGAAGTTTCTGCAGCTTCTTTCAAGATCTCCTCTAGTTTTTTTTCTGATATATTCATTGCTTTTGCTATTTTCTTTTCAATTTGTTCTATGTCATATCCCATTCTATAAAGCATCTCAATCTGATACTCTGCTGTCTCTGTTAGCTGCAGATTTTCTGATATTCTTCTGGCAATGTCTGCTATAATTTCATCTTCAAGGTCAAGGAGGATATTAACTACATGATCAGGCAGCTTATCTAAATATTCTGGCGTTAGCATTATTCATCATCTCCAACACCATCATCAAAAGGCTCCGGCATCATCTCTTTAAGCTGTTCATCAGTAACGCCATATCGTCTTTTTAGGTAGTATTCAGGCTTTAATATTCCTGCCGATACTTCTCTAAGCATTAAGTTATATTCTGTTTCCATATCCATTGCTAATGAATCGTCCCACTCAAAGCTAACTTCATAATCTTCACTGCTACCCAATCCATATAATCTTGCCCATACATTCACTGCGTCCACTAAGTCAATTAAAGCGTGCTCAAGGCTTTTCTGTATATCTGATACTGTTGAATAAGTCCTTTGCTTACTAGCTTTTATCTCTGTTGCTGTTTTGGCTACCATTTGCATATCTGATAAGGTGCCATAAGCTAAACCACAAGCGAATTCTATCCTTTGAAGCAGTCTGTTTAGGCCATTGAATAAAGACTGGTCTCTAATCTGAGGGCTCCATTCTTTAAAGAATTCTTCTTGGTCAGTATCTATCTTTACATATAACCTATCTTTGCCTTCCGGTAGTTTTCCATTTGATTTAAATAAATCAGCTGATGCATTTATTGCTAACTCACTACCCTCATATTCCCAAAGGATTCTGGAATATTGCTTATCTGCTTCTTTAATAAGATTTACTGCTCTAGAATATATAGAACACCCCAATGGTGAGCGTGTATCTATATTGTTCGCTATAGGTATCTTAAAATAACCATACAAAGGCTTTTCTATATCTGGTATAAATGCCTCTGGTGATAGGTCTTTCCACTCTTCTACAGTAGTAAGCGGAATTCTATTCCCTAAGCTATCATCCCCTACTGTGTTCTTATAAGCTGTGTTAGTTATCCTATAACCTCCATCTATTAATTCATGATGTTCTAACCTGCTATAGATAACGCTTCCTTTCTTCTTTCTATCTACAAATATACAACCTGTTATATTCCCGTTTGAATCATATTTTGTAGGAAAGAACAGATCCGCCTGCACATAATCTACTGCAATTCTATCGCCATCAACGTAAGGCTTGAATATTAGTCCGCCTTTAGCTGCTGCATATTCGGTTACCTCACGTATATCCTCTATAACCCTTTGGTATTGCTCGTTTAGAAATTCATTGCCCACTACCTCTGACTTCATCTCTAGAGTTACTAGCCTAGCTATTTCATTAGCTATTGTTGCTGGCAAGTTCATAGACTTAACTTTATCATTATCTACCCATGGAGCTTTATCCTCATACATTGCTGTCCATAAGGCTATAGCCCTAGACATTTCTTCTGATGTTGCTACTTCAATACCAGTTGCATCTTTTATATCTCTTTTCTTAAACAATCTACTTATCACCTGCCTTATCTTATCTAACAAGGTATCACCTCATTCTTATGAATCTCCTAGCATCCCTTTCTATGCTGTATTCTAGTGCGTCCAGTGTGTCTATATCACTTGTACCATCATCTAGCCTAACATCTTCGTTCTTGCTTTCATCCCAAACTGCCTCACACAATGCATCTTTGACTGTATATGCATCTTTGGTATAAAAAAATCTACCTTGTGAAATTAAAGCAGATACTAATCTAATTCTATCCCTTATTTCAATTTTCTTTGCATCTCTTATGATTACATTCAACCTTTCTTTCTGTGCTGCAGCTCTAAATCCTCTAATAAGAACCTGTTCTGCTGAATCAGGGTAAACATAATCTACACTACCATATGTGTCTATAATCCGCTTTAAGAAGTCCGTAAATAACTTATCTAGCTCTGTAGGCGTTACATTTGTATCATGTCTTTCGCTTGCCAACACTACTATGCCTTTGTATTTCGGTAATATTCCAGTAGCTACAAAGGCGTGTTTAGACTTATTCCCTCCAAAGTCAACACCAACAGTTATTTCTTGATATAGTTTCTCTTGAGCTTCTTTAACAGATATTTCATATCTTTCAGGCTCGTCTGCAAATAACCTGTATATAACACCTTCTGCTCTGGTCCATTTACCTAAGATAAATCTATCGTAGTAAACCGTACCTGCATATTCTTTTTTAATTTGTTCGACAAAGAAAGGGTCTAAAAAAGGATTATCGTCTATTGTGTAATGCTGATGGTATATATCAGCATCACTATCTAAAAATTCCTTAAACCAATGATTGGGATGATCAGGGTTGCATGTACCATCAAAACAGCTATTAGGTTTATCCAGCCTAGATTTAAGTACCTGAAATACTTCTTCGCTCCATGTGGTTATCTCATCACCATAACAATACTCTATCCCTGCCCCTTGAATCCTTGCTACTTGATTGCGTTTATCTGCACCTAGTGCATATACTTTCTTTCCAAAGAGTATAACTGTGTTATCGCTTGAAATATTTCCAACTAATTTGTTACCGTATATCTGCCTCATTGGATCTAATATATTTCTTTCCAATGTTCCTCTGGTATTCCCTAGTATTACAATCAAGCCTTGTCCTTTTGTCGCTCTTATCCTTTTAGGTATAAGGAAATAATCAAATTCAAAGGTAGGTTTTCCCTGACCTTGTGGCGCCACTTTTAATATTCCATCTTCTATTAGCGCTAAGCCAAAATTCCTTTTGCTTTGGTGATAAGGATAAACCCACTACTCAACCACCTCCTTATAGCCTGACCACTCATCCAAATCCTTATTGCTTTTAGATGCATTGCAACTTCTACAAGCAGGCACTACGTTTTCAAAGGTATGTCCACCACCCTTAGATATTGGCACCACATGATCCATTTCTATTTTTTCGCCACTTCCACAATATGCACACCTATAATTATATTTCTTTAATATGCTTTCCCATTCATCAGATGTTAATGTGCTTTCTACTTTTTCCTCTCTGGCCCTTCTTCTATTTTTAGCATTAGCCCTTATTATCTTAGCCCTTTCTGGGTTGTTTTTCATCCATAGCCGACTGGCTCTCTGCATCTTATCTCTATTTTTAATTCTATATTCTTTATGATACCCTGGGTTTTCTTGCTTCCATTTTTCTTTCAATTCATTGTGATATTCCTTATTTTCTTTTATCCATTGTCTATTTTTTTCTAACTTATCTTCTTTGTTCTTCTCGTACCATTCTTTATGTGTTTCCTTCATTCTCTCTTTATTATTCTTCCGCCACTGTGCATTAACCTCTAAATAGTAATCCCTATGTTTTTGATAGTATTCTTTTCCATACTTTGACTTGCGCTCTCTATACTTATCTTTATGTTTGTAATAAGTATTCAAGGAGCTTTGCTTTTTACATTCCTTACAAAAAGTGGATAGTCCATCTTTTTTCCCTTTATCGCTATAAAAGAACTCTTTAGTCATGGGAAGTTCTTTTCTGCATTTATTGCATATTTTATTTTCAATCATAAGACTACCCCCTACCTTTTAGCTGCATTGTTAATCGCCTCAATTAATTTATCAAGCTTGCTTAGTTCTTCTTCATTTGTTTCTATTTCTCTTCTATCTCTCCACTCATGCGGTTTTCTATTCTTTAGCCAAAATATCTGTGCTGTCGTATCAGGGATAACATGCTTGATTGTCTTTTCTACTCTTTTTCTATCCTTT